ATCGAAATCTTCTTTCGTATACCACTTATGTAGGTCAGGCTCATAATATCCACGAGCAATATTGTTTTCAATATGATCAGCTAGACTAGGAACACCATATCCGTTATAAACTTGTTTACGAAGATGGTAGTTAATCAAGCGGCCAGCAACATACTGATAGTTTGCTGTTTCCTCACTAATGAGTTCAGCAGCTGCTTTAATCAAAGTTTCTTGAATATCTGAAGTTTTAATATTATTATAAAATTGAATGTGGGAGTTAATTTCAATTTCTGATTCGGAAACACCAGTGATATCTTCACAAGCCCACTCTACAACCTTATGAAACTTAGAAAGGTCTAGTGGTTCTTTGGTTCCGTTTCTTTTTGTTACTTGAAGCATTTTATTCCTTTCTTAAACATACCCTGATTATTATACCCCATGGGGCGCGGTAAGTCAAGCTATAAATAGGTGTAAAGTATTATATAGTCAGGGCGACAACTTATGAAATCTTTTAAACAACACCTTAATGATTTAGAAAAACGAAGAAAATCAATAGGTTACTTCCCAAACGTTGTGCATGGTTCACATGCTGACAGTAGAAAAATAAACGAAGAAACTGAAGATAGTCATTATGACTATGACTATGATAGTCATTACCAAGCTTTAGAGAACTATGGTGAAGATAACCCTTCTCATACGGAATTAAAAGAGCACCATTCTTACTTAAGTGAACACCCTAATAAGGGGCATGTATCTATATACACTGATTCTTCTAAAGCTTTAAATAGAGCGCTTATTAGTGGTAAAGAATTACAAAACCGGCACAAAGAATTGGCTGAAGGTATTGATAAAGCTTTAAAAGATGCACCGCCTTTACATAGGGACATTACTGTCATGTCTGGATTAGGTTTTGATCCAAGACAACATATGGATGAAAACAATATTCTCACAAACAGAGCATACACCTCAACATCTACCAGGGGTGTAATAGCTCATGGATTCGCAGCGCAGTTAGACGATGAGGGTAAACCAACTAATGGTTTGGATGGAAAGACTGTTAACACTCACACCCTTAAAATTAATCTACCAAAAGGTTCTAATCATGGAGCCTATGTGGAACACATTTCAATGACACCTGGTGAGGATGAATTTTTATTGCAAAGGGGGTTAAGATATGAATTAGACCCAAACCCCGAAGTCATAAGAGAAGATTTCGGACTTGGTGTAAATTATAGCCACCATATATGGCATGTGAAACGAGTTTATTGAGTAAACTCTTTAACCATTGGGAAGATTCGACTAATAGCTAGAGAAATCTCACGGGCCAGTTCAATATGTTCTTTCTGAGTTCCGTTAGCAGAACGCAATTCGATATAATGAATCCAAGAACGAATGGTACCGTGAACATAGAGTTTTGAAACAGTGTTACCTTCTGGTAGGACAGCTCTTGCTTGCTCTTTGGCAATACCGTTTTCAATAGCCCATTTGTAAGCTAGTTTTGCTTCGTGAATAATCTGCTCTTGTTTCGCAGCCCACGCTCTGTGTAGCTCAGGATCGTCAACTTCAATAGAATTTTGACGATTCTTAGCGTCTTGAAGTCGAGCTTCCCTTACTACAAATGTTTCTTCAAGGCTCGAAGGGTCAGCATATCGTTGACTAAATTCTTGAAAAGTAAACGAACGGTGACGTAGAAGTTGACGAGCAATATCACGAGTAGTTTCAACTTCGACAGTAGCACTCAGTAGTTCAAAGGGACTCCAGTGCTTATGCTTAATGAGATAACGGATAAGTTTTTCGCTGGTTTCAGAGTTCATTTGATTAGATGGATTGCTAACCCTAGCACAATAAGAAATAAGATCTAGCGCATCATCAACTCCAATAATGTTACTAATACGTTCGTTTTCGTTAGGGAAAATCAGCCTAGCTTTCATACTTTACTCCATTTAGTTAGTGCCAATTTGGCAGATAAGTCTTGATAAGTGTGTGTATCAATAATATGTTTGATAAAATCTGGAGTCATACCAGCTAATACCATATCATTAATATCTTTATGTTCTAGGTGTTCAGGCCAGATACAAACCCGGCGACCGTTGTATATAGCTTTCTCAATTTTCTTATTAGTCTCTCTAGACCTTGGTTCGTTATCAAATACTAGAACTGAAGTCTTAGGGTCAATCTCTTTACCAGCACTTATGAGATCACCACCAGCAACAGCAACACTATTTGGGACAAACATAGAGTCAATCGGTCCTTCAAAGACATAGATTCGTTCCTTCTCATTAACAGTATCCAGGCCATAAATCTTAGGCATATCATCATTAAGGATAATTGTGATATACTTAACTTCAGTTTTCTTTCTAAGAGAACGACCTTGATAAGCGAATACGTTTTTCTCTTTATCAAAGAATGGAATCAGAAGCCTAAGTTCGTCATTCTCTAATGCACCTTTACTAAACTTATTAGGTAACAGGTTATTAGTAAACCTCATAAAGTTCGGACAAGCAAACATACGGGAATGATAAAACGTTGGAATCTTACGAGAGTCTACAAACTTCTTTACAGGGTCAAAGTGCTTTAGCTGACTTACTTTCTTCAACCCTTTTAGTGGCCCAGACTTTAGGAACACTGGCGTTTTCATTTTTGAAATAAATTCTTCGTATTCACGTTGCTCAGGTGTTTGAGATTCTTTTAGAGCCTCAAGCTTCATCTCATTGTAAAGGGTTTGGTCAACTGTTTTAATAAAGTTCTGAGCTGACATCCCAGCGCCACAGTTGTGACAATGAAAGGACATCTTACCCTTTACTTCATAGAGGTATCCCCGAGCCTTAGTTTTATTCCTATCAGAGTCACCACAGATAGGACATCTAAAGTTATAAAGGGTTGGTCCTTTTCGTTTAAACTTCTCAAGACGGGGTCCAATGAACCCAATGTATTTGTGAATCAACCAATCCATAGTATACCTTATCATTTACCACAGTATGATTATACTGTGTAGTCAAATAAAAGTCAAGCGGTTTATTCAACCGCTTGCACTTCTTCTTCTTTAGCCCCATCGTCAACGACTAGGTATTTGGCATCTTTATGCATCACAACATTTACTTCAAGAATTTCTCGAAGCTCAAATAATCTTTTAGCAATGTTTCGTAATGTCTGCTGGGTCGCCTTATCATTAAAACCTTCTTCAAGGTCCATTAAGGCTGCGTCAATATTTGAATCAACACTTTTATCGACATGGAACTTGTAAATAGTTCCATCTTTATCCATTTCTTCTTGTAATTCTAATTCAGGAAATAGAAGATTTTTAACTAGATCCAGTTTTTCTTCTGCTGGAGTTTTGGGCTTCTTTCGAATTATCCAAGGAAATCTCATCATCACTCTCTTTCATAATTTTGTTTTTGCGGATAATAACTTTAACCGCTTCCAGTTGTTTCTCAATATCTCGGCAGGTTTTAGTCATTATTTTTTCTTCCTACCCATATTATATTTCGCTTCTAGATTCCACTCGTTCTTTTCTTTATGATTAATAATCTTAATCTGACTCATAGAGGCCGAAGGCTCCTTGATTTTATCCTGATCAACCACCCTAATCAAGCCCCAATCTTGTAGAAGCTGAGCAATTCTATTACGACGCCCTTTATCTTCTTCAGAGAAATTCGAAGGTTTACCATCAATAGCAAACATTTCTTTAAAGTGAACAATGTAATACCTACCTTGTTTATGGAAAATATGACACGACTGGTAAAGAGTTTTTTCTTTTCTAGAAGCTACACCAATACGAGTCAAGGTCTCTTTAATTTTAAGAAAGTCTTCTTCTTCGCCGATCTTCACCTCAATTAGTTTATCTAACAAATCATTCATTTAACTCCACCTTTTTCTAATCTTTTTCTTATTGTTTCAAGATGTTCTTCAGATAACACCCGTAAAGCTTGTTTTGCTTTTAGAGTATTATATTTATAATATTCTTGAATTAGGTGGAGTTTATTCTGTTCTTCTTTAATTTGCCTCTCAAGCTTCTTATCAGCTTCAGTTTTCTTTTTACCATACCGCTTTGCTTTACGAACGCTGTTGAATAGG